TAATAGATGACTGATTACTCGCAACATTATGACTTCAAATCTATTTCAAGAAAAGTAAGTAAATTATCGATGGATGCACCCATTGATCTGGTATTTGTCTCTCGAATAATCTTAAATAACAAATAGGATGATAATAACCAATCTTCGTGCCTGGTTAATTTTTTGATATCTGATATATCGGCTACCGAATATCTAAATAGTGAATCAACACCATTATCTATATCCATCTTCGCTGCAGACATGATAGCATCAATATGCAATGAACCACTCCATAGCTTGTTATTGTTCATGTACACAATCACAGATTTTCTACCTGATTTGGCGTTGTCTATAACCACCTTCCACGTGATTAATGATGCCATATCTCTACCCTTCGATCTTTGCGTCATCAATCCATTATCGGTTTTAATTACAGTTCCTACTTGTTCGTTTACTGTTGTAAAACTATCTACTCTCATTTTGCTCTCCTACAATTAAGATATTAATGTATATGCCCTTGCTTCGGGATTTATCAGTTGACCTTTATCATTAATTCCTAGAAAGTCTCGCCTACTAGCAACAGCTGACAACCCTTTTGGAATAAAGTGTACAGGATCTGTCTCAGGCAATTGCTGGTATAACCCATAACTAGGGGCATTAGCCGCTAACCACCGCAACTTCTGATCACTATTGGGGATATTACCTACCAAGTCTACCGCCATACCTGTTAAGTGTGGTGCGGTTCGTGATGGCCTAGCTGCATCTACTGGCTTTTTCTTACCATATTTTTCAAAGAAGATATCGGGGCCATACTTGTTATAGTAAGCTAATTCAGCCTGATATCTATCATACTGCACTTGTTGTTCTCTCATACTCCTAAAGCCATCTGTAATCCTCAATTTCTCTCTGAATTCGGCATAATAAGCTTTAGCTAGATTAGCTAACGACACCACCATTGATGGTACTAATCCTGTGATCTTTACATTATTAGAGGATTTAATATGAGTGTAGTTTTTAACGGTAGCATACTGATCTAGCATATCATAATAGCGCTCCATAGCTGATGGTTGCTTGAGGATTAAGGACTTATTGCGTATATCAGATAGATACTCTCCTTTGAGAGGAATAGAGTTAGAGTTCTGAGCTGGAACAGACATCGGATTCGTCGAATCATATGGAGTCTTTATATCTGGACTTGAATAGATGTTTTTTCCATTCATTCTTATTATATCTCCCATCTGCAATGCTAAATCTTTAAATCTGATATCCCTGACGCGTGTCATATCAATAGCTGGGCCTCCTGCGGCTATCCCAAACATCCTATAGAAATGTCCTATATCTACTAAAGGTGACATTTTTCTAACATAATTTACGATAGTTTGAGGTTTCGATAAGATATAACTGATGATATCAATTGTAGACCATCTTAGTACGAAGCTCGCGTAAAAAGGAAACTTACTACCTTCATACCTCTTAGATCCCTTAACTGATTTGAATAGCCGACCTCTCTCATTAACTGATCCATCGAGAGCTCCTGCTAACTTATCTGACAATATCAAAGGTTCAAGCACTTTGAAATAAATTAGTCTCAGCATATTACCAGTATACGCAGGATTTATAGCATCATTAAATGCTAATAATCTGAATATATCATTTCCTACATTTGATAGCATTGGAGTATGACCGTTCGCTTGGGCAACATTAACTGACGGAATGTCAGACACACCAAAGCCCAACCAATATCTACTATAATATCTCATTACTACATCATCAAACGTGACTTGTCTACTCAATATACCAAGATCAGTATTATATCTGCTAGAGAGGCCCATATAGGTTATTCCTCCTTTATCTTTTGATGAGTTAGATGATACTCCTTCTAGAGATAGCATAACCACCAAAGCAGCTGCAAATCTATCGTCTTTAATCATGTGCCTAGACAATACTTGCTGAATGACACTGTATACGCTAGCTCCTTTAACGATATCGTCCAAATAATTTAGTTCTATAGCTGTGGCCTTATTACCCATCTTCCTGATATCATCCCAGGATAGCGACATAGGTTTGATTTGATTATCAATCATGATGTAACCTCCCACCATTTATTGTAGAGTTGTTATCATTCGAGATGATATGTTGGTCAAAGTCGAATATCCTACTATTATCGTCCATTCTACTAAGCTCCTCAGTCATTATATTAGCACAGTTGGCTGGTATTAATATGAATTTTTTACCATTATGGTGTATAATATTATATCCACACTTTGCATTTATATTATAACCAAACTCAAAATCATTGCCAGTAATCCTCATATAATCAGATTTCCATAATACTAAAGTAGCGATGCATGCAATAATTATCATAATTATCACCTGGGTGAATGAACTCAACTTAATATTATTTAGAAAGTCATCTTTTAAACTCATCTAACATCCTTTATTAGGTTTAATTCTCGAGCAAATTCTAACCTCCTATGCTCCATGACATTCCAGATCGGAGCCAGATCTACACCTAGCAGCTGACCCATAATAATCATAGACATGATACGAACTGATGCTACAAACAATACATCATCTATCAATAGGGATCTTGATAAATTGTGTTTTTGAGCATGATTCCACAAAATATTATATGCTACAGCTTCATATGATACAGCACTTTGGACAATTGGTTTAATGGTCTCAATAAGCGTAATGTAGAACAAAGAATTTTGATCTAATCTACGCTTTGTACCATTAGTTTTAGAAAAAATTTGCGATACAACTAGGTCAAGGTTATATATGAAGTCCGATACTTTTTTGCTAGTGTAATCATCTTTCGTCATCAGATATGTAGCACTCGTTTTATCTAATATGTAGTCAAATAGTTTATATGATACACCTATATCTTTATTGTTGATGTTAACTTTGACTTGGATATCTGATTCCAAATCTACCCTAGATAATATCTTTCCATATCTTCCCTCTTTAACTTTACTACTCTTGAGATTACCTAGTAGCATTAATCTACCTGGTTTAAATTTAATATTCTCTCCATATACTCTCAGAGGAACAGTAGCTTTGGAGTCATCAGATATTTTGTTAAATATGACAAAGTATGGATTATCACTCAAGCCCAGATCTTGCATAGATATAGTCACTATACCCTCACGAATATCTTCTGATTTAACTTTATAACCGTAATATATATCCGATGGAGATTCGGTGTCTATTACTAGCTGATCTGCTAGAGCCATTGATAACAGTCTTACAGTATCATGGTCTATCGAATCCAAGACTAAAAACCTATCTCCAAAAGGGGTTATAGTGTATTTGATATTTTTCACTATCATATCAGTGAATTTTAAACTTCTTAAAGATTGCTGAAATGCGTTTAGATCAGGTAACCGGTTGTCTTCAACTAGGGATTTGATTGACGAACTATCATAAGAGTAAGCCCTATATAGTTTATGATCGATTACAGAGTCTATTTTCGGAGATATAACTACCACTCTCTTAGAGGCGTATTCTTCGTCATGTGCTGCTCTTATTACTTGCATGTCATACATTTTAACGAATTCGAGCCTAGAAACGACCCTTATATATTTCATGTCAATAAGATTTGTTATTCCAGCAAGAACTCTATCCTCTTCAGCTCTCCACATATAAGCTGGAGACATCACTACATCTTCTCTATATCTCTTAGTAAGAGCATTATTGACTAGATCCGCATAAGTCATGAGCTCATCCATCTGTGATGATGGTAGCATTACACTCTGATCACCGAAATCCTTTGATGTTGAGACGGTTAATATAGAACGCATTCTATAAAGAACCCGATCAACAGCATCCGCAAATAGTCCAAAATCTAACAGCCTACCTCTAAAATTTGAGTGTAGCTGGATAAATTCTAGTGATAATTCATTGATGGTTGTTCTATTAGATTTAATAGTACCATTGGACGGCAATGATCCTACAGCATCTTTAGCATAATTGGCCATCAACATATCAGTAAGTTTAGTTTTAGGATCTTCTCCATTAGATAAAGTGACAATTGTATCTATTTCTGGTTCATGCAAAATTAATCCATAAAAATCAATATATCTACTGATAATCGAAGTGAGGACTAAATGTTCATCACTACCAACTACGGTATTAAGTACAGAACTTACCGCATCTTTGATAGCTGAGAAAGATGTAACAGTGTTATTTAAGTATACATTTGAGTTAGATGTATGGATGAACGTGGAGAACAATTTGAATATCAAACTATAATTACCTACACAATTTATAACCTTTTCTCTTACATCTTTTCTATCTAACAGTCTAGAGATATACTCATCGTTAAATCGATTAACCGTGATTACTTCTTGTTTATAAGCTGGTATCATAAATTTTAAAGTCATCGGTAGGCTCTTTAAATTCTTAAATTCACTTGATGACTTAAGTGTCAACCCATCGCTGACTTTATATTTATAAATATCTTTAAGATATCTATTGTTAGATACATTATGATCAGCATCATCAGCATTAGCAACTTCTTCGATGTCGAAATCTCCATACTTATCAACTGTTCTCATCAAATCAAAGATTTCGGGATTAGATGATAGGTTAGCTAAAATTTCATTATTTTGCTCATTACCGCCATTAGGCTTATTTTCTATGATTGACATGTTTTTCCTTTCTTTATTTACTATTGAATCTTCTTAGACATCTCGTCTCTTGTACTCAAATACCTTGATATATATTTCTCGAAAGAGAGAATATCTGTGTTTGAGTCTAGAGATAGGGTCTCATTACTAAAGACGGGTTTAGACGATTTCTTATCGCCTCCTTTGACTATACCATCCTTAATATCTTTATCGTTCGCTACTCTAATTAAATAGCTGGTAGCCTTCCTTTTAGATTGAGAGGTTCTTGCTTCATACAAAAACTCGATATAACCGGCCTCTACACTCATAGATTTATGTGTCAATGATATGTACCCACTGACTGAACCTATTAAACCATTCATTATGGATAGTCGATTATCCTCCCTCTCTGATATAAAGTTTAGTACAACTATCAGTGTTTTACCTAAACTATCACAAATTAATGATAAGTTAGTCAGCTCTGTAAACAATTTAGTTGATATACCTCCTGACACAGCAGCCGAGTGTGTGTCGCTATTATAGGCAAAAAACTTAAATGAATCAACAATGAGCACATCTGGATTTTTCCCATCAATAACACTAACATCATAGAGCCAATCCTCTAATAGCGATATCATGGCTGTGACAGAGATCATCGCAGGGTACTCGGGCTCATGAAACCTAATAACAGGTGCATTCAACATGTCACCCAACTTCTTGGCTATAGTTGATTTACCTGCATTTGATGGACCAGTGATACACACCATTCCTCTTGGTAACTCTAATTCTAGCCTACTTCTATCGTCTAGATTTTCAATCACTTCGATCTTTGGGAGTTTAGATCTTCTGGAAACAAACTCTTCTTGTTTGGTGTATTCATAAAAAGATAGCTGTTCATCTCCATTGAGATCATAGATACTACTAACGGGGCTATCTTTTACTGGACCCTTTCTACTATATCCTGATATAATGATGTTGTGTGCAGTCAAATCAAAAGATGAATGGTTCATATATCACTCCTTCGCCTGTATCGATGAATGTTCCTGGATTGGAATCAGCTAAAATTAGCGCTAGATATATCAGTACATAACTGGCATCATCTGTATATCGACCAATACCATCAATCGAATTCCTAGCCACTACATACCATAAATTTTTAAGTTCCGTGTGTATGTTATTTAGAGCATCTATCGAACCCATGTCGAATACAAACATATCAGCAACACTCAAATTTACTTTTACATTGTTGGACCATATATCTCCTATCTCATGATTAATTATGTTCATCATCGATTGGTCGACCAATTGTATAGTAGGGTTTAATTCGTCTAATGATTTGTACAACTTCTCCATACTATTTATAACCATAATTTTTTCATGATCTGGCAGGTGAGGATATAGCTCCTCCTTATCTCTCGATATATATTGATCATAATAGCTCGCAATTAGTAATTTTGTTCTCTGCTTAGCGTAATTTATTAGTTGATTATTATCCGATAGACCGAATGCCTTACACATATTCTTATGCATAACAATTCCAGTTCTTTCATCGACGAATATGTCTACTGGATAGAATGCATCATGTTGTTGTGTATGAAATTTACTCAGTACATCACACACGTGCAAAACCTCTTTTCTTATATCAGCTAATTCCTTATATCCGGGAATTCTAGCTGTAAATCTGGTAGTTTTCCAATCCATATTACTTCCTTTTGATCATTTTGATTATGTTCTCTGCAGCTCTAGCTATCTTAGTTACTAGATAATCAACTACAGCGGCAACTAATAACTGTTTTTCCTTAGACATTACTTCTCCTTTCATTAAAATGTTATTTAGTATCTTTAACTAAGTATTGCATCAGTTTGGCAGAATCATCATGTGAAATTACTGATACATAAGTATCAGCTATTGCTGGATTAATATCACTGCGATCGTACTTGTAAAATAATCTCTCGTAGTTAACCAATACATCAATGTCTGCGTCAGTTAGAACATCCATATTCAATTTAGGTTTAGTTAGATTATCATTTTCTAACATATCAATATCCCTGCCAAAGAAATTATAAAACATATCTTTCTCAATAGATCTCATCTCATTGAACAAAGGATGTGATGAATAGATCTCCCTGCGCTGGATAGCACCTAGCATAGGATACGGTCGTAGTTTTGATTTAATTGACCTTTCTGGCACATATATCTTATCAAAGTAAGATGCCATGTTGTTAGCTAAATTTAGGCCGTTAGGGGATTGGTATAGGATATTCCCTAGAAAGACTATCCCTCTTTCTTCTTCGATATCAAAGAATACCCTCTGTAGTTCTTCCATTACCGCAGCAACTAGACTTTCTTCATTTCCCATAATTATACTATCATCTCCCATATTCAAGAAGCCAAACTCATCGTTTTCTCCCACGAGCACATGTTTAATATCATCATGCGTTAATTGTCGACCTATCGCTCTCTGATAAGCAGTAAGAATAGTGCTTGACATTATATCTTTTCCCATCATGGATGTCGAGAAAATACCTGATGGTAGCCCACTATTATATATAAAAGTAGTTTCATCTAATGGATTGCCGTTGGCTAATCCAGTCGTTGAATCAACAGTGGGAGCATGAAACATCAGATTAGCTATTTTCCTACCTACATCCGAAAAAGGAAAATTCTCCAACCATCGATTTAATATATCACCAGAAACCGAGTTGTCAAATTGTGTAACATCAACTCCTTTAAACACCTTATATTTAGCTAATTTTGATAGGATATCGCTCTTGTCTTTATGTTTGAAAGTAAATGCATAGCGTGAATCCGCAAAATTTCTATAAGGGGCTACAGCTCCAGTGAACATATAATTAAGTGGTCCCGAAAAAGCTCTAACAACCCTAGTTCTGCAGTTGGCTAAACGATTGTCAATTGAGGATAAATACTCATCCCTGCTAAAAGGTCTACCTACACCATTACTGTGAGCTTCAAGAAAATCTAACCTAATTCTCTTTTTTGGAGCTCCATCAACCCACTTATCAGATTGTCTTCTTATCTGAACATTATTCGCCATTATAATTCCGTGTTTAGATAAGCCTTCTAAATCTGTATTCTCACATAACTTAATTATCTCATCCAAATGAGATATAATGTATTTCAGATGCTGTTTTTTATACTCTAATGAGTATTCAAAGAAAGGAAAACCCGATGATGAATTATTAGACAAATATCCTGGCTTGGACATATCGAAGCTATTGTATCTGATTTTCATCAGATCTGCCAACATACATCTATGATCATCATCCATTATTTTTCCAATAGTAGAATCGAACTTTGCAAATGATAAAGGTCTAACACTACCAGGTTTGGTAAGTAATGTAGAGAAATCAGATGTGAT